AAGAAAGAAATAATTCAATATTTTTTACATAAAAAAATAGATTTTTTAATTGAAAAACAAAAAATAAAACAAAAATTAATCAATACGAAATTGAACAATATAGATGCAATAACGCAATTCGACATTGATCAAAATATTAATATTATATACAGATTACATAACCAATTATTTGAAATAAAACAGCACATAAAAAAATTATTAAATAATAATGTACCTGATGAACCATCATTAAAAGAAAAAATTGATGATTTCATAAACCAGATAATAAGCGCTTTACAATTTACCAAACAAAGTGCCCTGCTTGGTATGACCGCTACAAATTACATGGGAGCTGTTTCGCTTATAAATGATCGCTATGGATATGATGAAGTACATAAATACGGTATGGAAGAGCAATATTTTTATATTATTTTTAGTAATCTATCAGATTTATCTATATTATCTGAATTACTAGATATAGTGAGTGAAGAAGCCGTAGTAAATCAAACATATTTGTATATTTTCTTAGAAACAATATCTGCAGATTTTTATCGCAAAGCACTTAGTACTTTATTATTTACAGATGAAATAACAGGTATAACTAATTTAATAGGTTTACAAGGGGTTGAAATAAATATTCCTATCACGGGTACTGAAAGTGTTACAGAAACACTACAACTAATGAATGAAGATACTGAAAAATTCAATAAATTTTTTGAAGAAAGGAAGAACCTTCAATTAGGAAATATAACAAATCAGTTAAGAGATATCATTGATAAAGAGAGAAGTCAAGCTCCCGGACATCATTTTAGCGACTTATCAGAAGATGAAAAGCGAGAAATTATTTTTAATGAAATGCATGATTTAACAGAAACATCAATACTTTTTACTACTATTGGAAATTTAAAAACAAATAAAAAAATTGAATCTATGATTGTTAATGCATTAGACAAACATGAATTACCAGAACCAGAGGATTTAGAAAGAATTATAAATGAAGAAGATACTTCTTTGGATGCAGACACAAAAAAACAATGTGAGAAATTCGTCGCAGATTTCAAGGGTTATATTGCTCGATCTAAACACAGACTAAAACACCGAAGAAGAAAAGGAAGAAGAGGAAGAAGGTAGAAGTGATACGCCAAGCACCCAATCGGTCGTTGAAAATCTAATAAACGTTATTTTCTCCGACATTAATAATTTTATTTTTTAACAATTCATATTCTTGAGTATCTTTATCTAATTTTAGTGCATCTTTCATATCTTTTAATATTCCATCAATATGAATGTTTTCTTCTATACATTCTAAAATTTTTGAATTATTCATTATTTCATTAAAAATATTTCGTTCTTCTTGGTAATTAATACTTTTTACAGATTTTTTTAAATGTAATAATAAGTATTTTTCAAAACCTAAATTATCAACAACTTGGTTTATAAGTTTTTGATTTTCATTCATTAGATGTTTAACTATATATTCAGTTAATTTACCACTAGCATTTTTTGTACAACCATAATAAATAACACTTTGTGCCAAATATAAATTAGAAAAAATATCAGCCATTGTTCCTGAAAGCATTTGTTCTCTTTTAATTGCACCTCCTTTTAATGCAACAAAATTGGTTAAACAAGCAAAATCTATAACTTGTTGATCAAGTGATTTGCTGAAAGAAAACGATTTCATATATAAAACAATACTATGAGTAAAAATGTCATTAAAACTTTCTTCAAATTCATGCATGTTGTTATTAAGAATGCTATTTAATACAGGAAAAATATAAGGATGACTTTTATTTAATCCTTGGCCAAAAATAATTAATGAACGTGTTAATGTGTTAGATCCTTCTACTGTAACGCCAATTGGAGCCGATCTATAATATTTTTCTAAAAAATTACTATAGCCTAAGCAAATACTTGCACCAGCATGAATATCCATTGCATCACTTAATACAACACGTGCACGTTCAGTTGTTTGTTGTTTCATTATAGCACTAATAACTGCTGGAGATTTTCCACTATCTAAAATATCATTTGTCATTAAGACGGAAGATTGAATAATCCATGTATTCAAAATAATTCTATTGAACTTTTCTTGAATAGCCTCCATTTTTTCTAATGGCATTTTGAATTGTTCTCTAATTTTAATATAATGGTATATACCAAAACTAGCAACTTTACTACTAGCATTTGCTGTTGCAGGTAAACAAATACCTCTACCTGCAGAAAGACATTCCATTAACATTTTCCATCCATTACCTGCATTTTCTTCACCACCAATAATATTTTCGATAGGTATTTCAAGTTCTCCTTTTAAAGTACCATTAGGAAATCCAGCATTTAAAGGATTATGATAACTTTCTTGTTTAATTCCACATGTATTTGATTTTACCAATGCAACTGTAACTCCAGGAGAACCTTTTTCCAATAGATTATTAGGATCATTTAATTTAAAAGCAACACCAATTAAATTAGCAATAGGACCTAATGTAATATATCTTTTATTTATTGATACATTAATAACTTTTTTACCATCTTTAATAACGATTTCACCTTCATCTATGGAACCAGTAGCATCAGAACCATTGTTTGGACCAGTTAATCCAAAACAAGGAATATAACTTCCATCTGCTAGCTTAGGTAAATATTCATTTTTTTGTTCTTCAGTACCATAAACACTAATAAGTTCTCCAGGACCAAGAGAATTAGGTACCATTGCTACAACTCCTAATGCAGGATCAACACTGGTAATCTTGGTTAATACATTAGAAAGTTCATTTACTGATAATTTAATTCCACCATATTTTTCATCAATTAAAAAACTAAAAAATTTATTTTCAGCCAAATAATTAATATATTTATTATTGTTGTTGTTAGGATAAATCCGTGAAAGATCATATAAATCAAATAATGATGTTAGTTTTTTTTCACTTATTTTATTATTAAAAACAAAATTTTTAGGATATACAAGTTCACCTTGTAATATAGATTTATCAATAGATGTATTACCGCTTTGTAATGCAATCATTTCAGTATGAGAAATTTTTGGTATTTTTCTCTTTACAAAATTAAAAATATTTTTAATCATTATAAAATAATATTGTATATATTTTTAAATAAAAATAGACTATTATATATAATTAATGGATGAATTAGTAGCTTTATTAAACCCCTTGGTACAAAGTTACAAAAGAAGACTATCTTTCAAGCAGAAATTAGCAGAAATGACATCTTATGTTTTACATACAACAACTGACAAATTAATAATAATAAATAAAATATTCAAAATAAAGAGAATTTTATTAATGATACAAAAAATCCAAAATTTACCTTTGTTAATGCATGGGTATTTATATGATTATATAGATGAATTATGGAAATTATTAATTCAAGAAAATGGATTTATTAATATAAGAGAGACTTTAAATGAATTAGGATTGGATGTAAAAGTAAAGAAAGTAAAAAAGTATTCAGAAGATAAGAATTTTGTATGTTTGTATGATTATATGAATAATTATTTGTATAATATCCAACCAATAAATTGCTTAGTTACAGAATGTAAAAATGAAGAACAAACAATAAATATAACACAAATTAGACCAGGTTTACCCGAATTAGATGGTAAACTTTATGGACTATGTGTAATAATTGAACAATTTACTTATACATTGCGAATATATGGTTTAGTAGATGCAGATCAATTGAGATTATATAGAAATCAATTACCTTTATTTATTCTATATGATGATTTAAACAAAAAATATAAAATAACAAAAAAAGAGGCACAACCATATATAAATTCAATTAGTTATAGAGATTTTCTAATACATGATGTAAGACAATTAACAAACAGAATAAAACATTTTAAGGATAAATATAATTTTTATAAAACCGCTGATTTTACACTCGTATTGAGTGAATATGAGTTTTTAACAGAATACATGAAGGTAGATTTAATAAGTTTTTTATTAGAATTAGGGTTTGTGGATTTGGCTAATTATTTATATAAAAAAAAATCGTTTCCTGAAAAATATTTAGATTGGGACTTACAAGGTAAAATACAACTATTTAAATGTCCATCACCAAAATCAAAAATGGATGTAGAGAAGCTTCCATATGAATTTAGGATATCTGGAATGAAGGCAAGTGAGAAAATAAAATCAAAAGCATATGAAAAATTAAAAACAATGAATGGGTCATCTGAAACAGCACCAAAGGCACAAAAATATTTAGATGGTATATTAAAAATACCATTTGGTGTTATAAAAAGTGAATTGGATTTAAATGATCCAGGAAAAGGTCTATATGAAGATTTTATAAAACTTTTTCCAAATATAAAAAATAGTTATGGAAACAATTATATAAAATTTTTTAAAGAACATTATAATAATTATCAATGTAATGAATTTTGCGATGAAGCAATAAATACAATTATGAAGGCTCGTGAGAACCAACAGAAATATTTACAAAAAGTGCAAGAAATTTTTGAAAAATATGTTCATGGCCATGATTTAGTTAAGACACAATTAAAACGTTTATTAGCACAATGGATATCAGGTGGTCAATCGGGAATTGTTTTAGGATTAGAAGGTCCACCCGGAAACGGAAAAACAACATTAATTAAAAGTGGATTAGCAAATTGTTTGGTAGATGAAAAAGGTAGTCCAAGACCAGTAGGTTTTATTCCATTAGGAGGTTCATCGAATGCATCATCATTGGTAGGTCATGGATTTACATATCAAGGTTCAACATGGGGGCGAATAGTAGATGTATTAATGGATTGTCAATGTATGAACCCAATATTTTTATTTGATGAATTAGATAAAGTAAGTAGAACAGAGCATGGTATGGAAGTAACAAGTATATTAACGCATTTAACTGATACAAGTCAGAATAATGAATTTTATGATAAATATTTCGATAGTGTACCATTAGATTTATCCAAAGCACTAATGATATTCACATTTAATGATAGAAGTAAAATAGATCCAATATTATTAGATAGAATGACAATAATAGAAACAAAACCATTATCAATAGATGATAAAAAAATAGTAACAATGAAACATTTAATACCACAAATAACATCATTAGTTGATTTAGAGCCTCATGAGATTAAAATAGGAGATGATGAATTAGATAGTTTAATATGTGATTATACTTTTGAAGCAGGTGCTCGTCAATTAAAGAAATTATTAGAATCATTGATACAAGAATTGAACTTACGTCGCTTATGTAATCCAGAAACGCAATTAATAATAGATCATTTCTTAATAAAAGAAGTATTTAAACATAAGAATAAAATACGAAGAGAATCAATAACATTAGAACCAGTAATAGGACAAATAAATGGTATGTATGCAAATTCTTATGGATTAGGAGGAATACTTCCAATACAAGTAGAAAAATCTTATACAAGTAAAACATTAGTATTAACAGGAACTCAAGGTGATACTATGAAAGAATCAATGAGATGTGCAGAAACAATTGCAATAAGTTTAGTTTCAAAAGAAATACCTGATTTTAACAAAGAAGATATGAAAGGAGGATTGCACATACATTGTCCAAGTACCGGAATGCCAAAAGACGGCCCATCTGCAGGTGGAGCAATATGTATAGCAATATATAGTTTTTTATGCAATAAATATATTAATCAAGATATAGCAATAACAGGTGAAATAGATTTATTAGGAAATATATTACCAATTGGAGGTTTAGAAGCAAAATTAGTAGGAGCAAAAAAAGCAGGAATAAGAAAAGCTTTAATACCAAAAGATAACAAGTTTGATTATGATTTATTAGTACAAGACGGAAAAGATCCAGTAAATGAAAATTTTAAAGTAATTATAGTGGAAACCATATATGATGCATTACCTTATTTTATAGTAAAAGAAAAAGTGAAATTTGATAATAATGAAAATAGTTTAATAGAGTTGTAAAAAATATAATTATAATAAAATGTTACGAAATGCAATAATTTCGTATAATAGATATGGTCAACAAAAGCAAGGTGTAGAATATGGTCCCAACTTATTGAAAAAATTTTTGAAAAAAGATATTAAAATACATGAAACAAAAAAAGACAAATGTTTATTTAGTAATTTACATAATATATATATAAATAACTGCAACGTGGAGGGTTCAAGAGTTAATATAGGAGGAGATCATTCAACAACAATAGCTACTGGGGCATATACTTTAAATCATTATAAAAATCCAAAATTTTTATGGTTTGATGCACATGGTGATATAAATGATTATAAAAATTCACCAACAAAGAATTATCATGGAATGGTATTATCTTATTTAATGGGAATATCAAAAAAACACAAACCATATTATTTGGATAATTTTTTAAGTTATAAAAATCTAATGTATATAGGAATAAGAGATTTGGATCCATATGAAAAATTGATCATTCAGGAATTAAAAATACCAATAATAACTGTAGATGAAGTAAATACAAATACTGAATTATCAATAAAAAAAATAAAAGAGTTTATTAAAAATGATCCGGTACATTTATCTTTTGATGTTGATGGATTAGATCCACAATATATATCGTCAACTGGAACGCCTGTAGAAAAAGGTATGCAATTTGATCAAACAAAACATATATTAGATAACATAATAACAGATCAAATAGTAAATTTGGATATATGTGAATATAATCCGGAATTAGGAGATAATAAGAATTCTTTAAAAAATACAATAAAACTATGGGAAAATATTGTTATGTAATTATTTATATAAAATTTCGGATATCATATTATTCCAACAATTTGAACTATGAACATTTTTCATATACCATTTATGGCAAGAAGTTGACATTTCTTTCCATTTATTTTCATTTATTAATTTTATTTTTTCACTTAATTGTTCAGGATTTTCAGCATAAACATAATGTATATTTTCAATAAGTGGTTCCATGTAAGATGAAATATTTACATCAGGTGTAATAATTGGAACAGTGCCCCATGCCATTAGTTCAACTTCACGGTGGCATTTTGATCCATAACCACGTAAACAAAGGCCATATTTAGCACCACGTATTTTTAATAAATATTCTTCATGTGAAAATAAATGTTTTGTACCTTTTGTACAATGATATTCAGATATTACTTCATTCCAGTTATGCTTGGTAAAATTATTATTTGATCGATATTTATCTTGAACATTATTTTCAATATTACCTATAAAAATAGATTCAACGCTTCTTTCAATATAAGATAATAAATTATGAGAAGTCAATAATTTTTCTAATAACATAGGTTTTCTTGGCCAAAAAATCCAAGGTTTTACAATTAATTTGGAATATTTATTAGACATTATTTTCCCTTCAATATCTACACTGCCATTACCTAGCAATAATAATGAAGCACTATTAAGCTCATTATTGCACCATTCAACAGTAGGTCGATCATATAATAAGATATTAGGTTCAAGCCAACAATGTATTGATTGTGGATGGAATGATATATCAACATCTTTATTTTTATTTTTTAACATGATTGGTATTTCACGAAAACTATCATTTTTATGAAATGCAATTCCATTTAATGGTTGTTTTGGAATTTTAATTAACCATTTATTATTGATAATTCTATAAATAATTGCTAGTATTTTATACATGTTTGCTTTTTGTAAATGATTTAAAATAATAAGATTGAACTCTTTAAAACGAGGATCTAGAAAATGAGTATGAATAAATTTAAGTGGTTCTGACTTATAATAAAGTTTGTCGCGGGGCTTAGATGTTATATATGACGCAATAGTTTCTTTTGGTTCATTCGACAATAAATAACGCCAACATTGTAGATTATAATTTTCACCGAATTTAAAATTTTCATATTCATTTACCAAATCATCAATAGATGCTTGATCAAAATATCTAGAATTTTTTGTATATTCTATCCACTTGACAGGAACATTTTTATTTTTTGTCCACAACATACCGCCATTATAGTAACCTGTTTCTAGTAAGTATTTTTTTTTGATGTATTGTGGAGAAACTCCAATTTCTTTTGTATTATCAATACCATTTATAACATTTGTAATAATAATATCACTATCTAAAAATAACGTATCTTTTTCTTTATTTATAGCATATTTTATAATATTTGCTTTTGCCATTTGAAAATCACTCCATATACCTTTTGCTACCATAGATTGACGATCTAATCCAGAGTACTTATCTAATTCTACATACCAATTTATTTTCATACGTGGTTGTGGTGTCATGTTATTAATAATATCACGAGTTTTACTATCACATAATATATAAATATTTTCATTAGTGTGATAAATAGATAATGATAATAACAATCCAATTAATTCAAATGCGCAATTACATGTACATATAGTAGAAAATGATGATGGTTTAGACATATATAATTATATAAATACTATTTTATATAAATTTTTTACAAATGCAGTAAAATTCTTGGAAAATATTATAATCTCATTTATATAATGTCATTTAATTCTTTGCGTGATAAATATGTTAAAGATGCTACACATACAAAAGAACAACCAGCAAATATTTTAGATCAACTACCGTCATATAATTCATATGAAACAAACGTTTTTATTGATACATTAAATGTGGAATATCAAGAACAATTGTCATTGAATAGATTATTAAAAAATGAAAATGTAGAAGAGCAATCTCAAAAGGTAAAAGATTTTGTTAAAGACAATAATGATAATATTAATAATGAGTTATCAACTTTAGAAGAAATCACACGTGATTTAAAAAAATTATGTAATGAAAATAAAGCATTGGAAGATGAGACAAATGAATATGAAGAATTAGTAAAGTCACAAGAATATTGTGAATTAGCTGAGAAGATGCGTAAAATAAAATCATTAAAAAACGATATACTTCATTTTTTAGATGGCGCTGGACTGCGGGTCCAGCAATTTTAGATTTATATTCTACATTATCATTAATAGAAATATTATTTGCTTTACAATTGCGTATTATTTGCGAAGAAAAAAAATATTGTTGTTGTAAAATATTTTGAATTATTTTTTTATATAAAAAAAAAATAATATGATTAAGTATAATGACGGCTATTCGTCCTACTGATTCTGCACTCAGAGACAAGATTGCTTCTGACAGATATAATGAAATATTAAACAATACAAATGTCAAGTATACAGAAATGGATAAATACATAACTAACTTAGAAAGTGATATCCTTTCCATTAAAGATTTTGAAAATGAAATGTTAGCAGACAAAGCTCGTGGTTACGATGTTGGAAGCTCATTGGATACATTAGGGTTTCAGAAAGATTCGTTACAAATTGATTTAGATTTTTTTGTTCATATGAAAGCAGTTTATATTAAAAAGCTTTATGGTGATTTACATCAATATTGCGATGCTATTATTGAAGATGCATTGCTTATAGAAGAAATACCTGCAAATTTTACAAGGGAGTCTGTTAAACAAAGAAAATTCAGAAACATGCGTCCATACCCTCCACCAACAATTCCAAATCCTGCTCATTTAGATGCTGAAGGTAATCCAGTTGAAGGTGAACCAGCTGAAATTCCTGATCCTACTGCTCGTTACGATATGAATGAGATTTTTGCTTTGATTAATTGTGTAACAGCAAACTTAAGAGAACTTGCTGATGATATTGGAACATTTGATGTGCGTATTGCTAATGCACAAGAGAAAGAAAAACGTGGTTTCAATGTTGGTAATTTAATAATGAATTTAGAATCTCAAAAGCAAAAATTGACATTAGAGTTTGATGGATATATTACAAGATTAAGCAAGTTCTTGGAAATGAATGAAAAATTTTCAGGAAGATGTTTAAGTAGAATTAAATCAATTTCAGAAGAAATAGTTTCATCTGAAGAATTGATGAACCAACAAGCACAAAATGCTCCAGTTGCTCAACAACCTAATCCTTAAATAAATATTTAAATGTATATATTTATTTAATTCTTTTACTAATAGTAATAATTTTTACTAACAAATAAATTGCAACAACAGAAATACCTATAATTATGTATTCATTCATTTGATTTAAAAAACATATACCAATTAATATAGCCACATGTGTTAGTATAATAGTATATGAAATAATTAAGTTCGTTTTATTAATTTTTTGTTTTTCAATTAATACTAATAATAAAACGTCCAAAACAATGATCGCAACAATTAAATAAGTTATATCTTCCATTATATATT